CAAATACCATAAATACTGGTGTAGATTTTTTGTTTTGTCCAAACTCTAAATTGCTTTGAGGCAAATCAAGTTCTTTCAAGTGAATTAATTCTACACGTCCTGTCTCACGAGTAACCATTGCATCAAATG